GGCGTGTTGCGGTTGGCGGCTTGGGGCATGGGCGCTAATGTGGCGCCCGGCCTGTCCGGTTTTTAAGCAAAAAACCGGACTATTTGAGCCCGGTTTTTTTGGTGTGGCGCAGCGCTATTCGGCGCCGGGGTCTGGTGGCGGCGGCGCGGGCTCGGCGCGCGGTACCACGCCCTTGTCGTTCGCCGCGTCGCTGCTGAAAATCAGCGGTTCGTCTGCGCCCTTCACCTCGCGGCGCCAGGTGCGAATTTGCTCCAGCATGTCGCGCGGGTTCACGCCGCGCTTGCGCAGCACTTCCACCTCGCTGGCAAACCCGGCCTTCACCAGCTCCACCTGGGCATTGGCTTCTTTGAGCGGGTCGATCCAGGGCATGGCCTGGGCGATAAAAAGCGCGTCGTCCCAGGTGCCGGGCATGAGGTCTTTGGGCATGGGCACCACGCCGCTTAAGTGCGCGGCCATCACGAAATGGCGGTAGGTGGGCGCGGTGTCTTGGCCCACAAACTCGTCGGTCAAGGTGGCGTAGCTCACCCAGCTTTCCACCAGCTCCTGGCGCTGCGCGCTGAAGGTGCCGTCGTAGCTTTTGGCGATGCTGCTGTAGCTGGCGCCCACACCGGCGGCGGTGGCGCGAAGCTGGCCCTGGCGAAAGGTGACCACGTTGGGGTTGGGGCGCTTGCTGTCGATCAGCCCAATTTCTTCGCCCACGCCCAGGCCGTCGATGATCATGCCGGGCGCCATGCTCAGGTTTCGCGCCTTGGGGCGGCCGGTGGCGGGGTCAACTTCGGCGGTGGTCGGGTCGTAGCCATCGGCGCCGGCGCTTTTCTTCACATAGGCGGTGAGCGCGGCGGCCACTTTGGCGGCAATGCGCTCGCTGTCTTCGTACTCTTTGATGTCTTGCAGGCGGTTGAAGATGCTGGCGAATTCGCTGATGCCGCGCATTTGCCCAATGCGATCGCGCCGCGCGAGGTGGGTGATGCGGGCCGCATCAACCCGCTTCATGCCCGAGCGCCCGCTGGCCAACGCCAGGGTTTCTTTGGGGTTGCCTTTGTAGAACCAATAGTAGGTGGGGCGACCCCAGGCGTTGCGCTCGATGCCTTGCACCAGCGTGTCGCCGTCGCTCAGGTCAAGCGGCACAAAGTCGGCCTCCATCACCTCCAGGCTGTAGGGCACGGTACTGCCATGCGCCAGACCGGGCACCGGCCCCACGATGTGCTGGGTGAACACCTCGCCATCGCGCAGCCAGGCGCGCGCTTTCATGCGCTGCAAAGCGCTGTCGGTGTACAGGCCGGACACATCGGGGCGCTGGCGCCATTCGCGGTGGTAGAAGCGCAGCGCCTCGGCGTATTCGGTGTGAATGCTGCCATCGGGCTTGCGCGGCTGCGGCTCGATGCCGATGCCGTTGGGGCCTACGGTGTTGTTCACCAGCGTGGTGAGGATGCCGCGCCCAATGTCGCTGTTGCGCTCCATGTTGCGGGCCTGCGCGCGCAGGGCTGCAGCGCCTTGGCCGACGATGTGGTTTGGCCCTTGCGAGTCAAACGCGAAGCGGCGCATGCGGTCTGGCGTGGCGGCCTCGTGGGCGCGGTTGCTGGCCTGCACCTGGTCGAGCAGGCTGCGCGCGCCAAAGCGCTGCAACCCGGCGACCGGGCTGAACCAGGCCACCAGGCGGTCGATGGGGTTGGGCTGTTGGGAGGGCTTCATATTTGGTTTCGTCGAACGCTCAGCCGCTCAGCGCCCGCTGAAATCGGCCAGGCTGTAGCTGATGCCGCCAAACGACGGCGCACCGGCCGCTTGGCGTTGCAGATCGGTGGCGCGGCGTTCCCATTCCATGCGGCCTTTGCGCAGCTCGGGCAGGTCTTCGGAGATCCACACCCGATCGGCGCCACCGCCCTGGGCAGACAGGCGCACCTGCTTGCCTTCGAGCAACGCGGTTTCGGCTTCGAGGTATTTCGCCACCATGGCGAGGGCTTGGGCAAGGGTGGTCATAGGGGCCTGAATGTGGGGGGTTTGCTGTCCGGTTTTTAAGCAAAAAGCCGGACTATCCGGCGCGGCTCTGCCCGGCAATCTCGTAGAGGCGGCTGCGGCTGATGTTGAATTCGCGGCAACAGGCGGCGGCGTTCAGGCCGTTGAAGCGCTGGCGAATGGCGGCGTCGCGCTCGCTTTTGTCCACACCGGGGATGTAGATGCGCCGCGCGCCATGGCGCAGACGCAGCGACTGCACCAGCAGCGCTGCCAGCCGCGCGGCCTCTTGCTCGCACAGCCCGGCGTGGGTGCGCAGGTCTTCGGTGAATTCGGCCTTGAGCAGCCAGGCGTCGTCTTCGCGCTGGCCGGGTGTGCGGTGTTCGGTGGGTTCTGGGGTTTTTTTCAACATGGGCGGGGTGAGTTGGGGCGGCAAGTTCAAGAAAACCCACGGCTGAGCCAGTCGGCCGGGGCGAAGTTGTTGGGCGCGGGTGCAGCCGGTGGCAGCGGTGCCACGCGCACCGGTACCGGCGCGGGCAGATCGCGCGGGGGCGCTGGCTCGCTGGGCTTGGGCTGGGCGCGCGGGGCCAGTGCGGTGGCGGGTGCGAAGGTGGGCGAGGTGGTGGGCAAGGCGGCTGGCGCATCGGCGGGTGTGGCCACCGCGGTCTCGGCAAACTGGCCCGAGATGTCGAACAGGTCGGGGTGCAGCTGGGTTTCCAGCCGCTCCCACATGCGGTCGGTGAACTTGGGGTGGTCGAGCGCTTGGCTCACAAACAGGGCGTAGACCATGGTGTCCAGCGGCTCGTTGCGGTCGCGCACCTTCACCCAGCGGTTCTTCAGGCCGTTGGCGGTGCGCTGCGGGCGGCGCACCTCGCTGGTGAGGCCCTCAAAATAGCCGGTGGGCAGGTGGGCGCTGAAGTGGATGTAGCCGGGGCCGGGTGCCTTGAGCTGCAGGCGCGAAAAAATCAGGTCTTTCGCGGTGTCGGTGCCCACCCACCACAGCTTCACGCCGCGCTTGATGATGCGGCCCTTGTGGTTGACGTCGACCATGCTGGCCTTGCCCTTGATGGGCTTGCCGTCTTGGCTGTCGCCCTTGATGGCGAAATACCGCTCGCCAGCGTGCAGCCGGCAGAAGTTGTAGACCTCATGCGAGTGGTTGCCGCCGGTGTCCACCGCCACGCCGCTGATTTTCATGGGCGCACCGTGCCAGTGGTGAAAGGTGGTTTGCAGGTAGGGGTAAAGCTGGGTTTCCCAGTCGGTCGGGTTGCCGGGGTCGCCGCTGAGTTCGATGTAGTCAACCACCCAGGCCTCGCCATGGCGGCCAATGGCCATCACCGTGACGGCCCACCACTTGTCTTGCGTGTCGACCGCCGCCACCAGATCGAGCCCGCCCACCGGCACGCGGCGCAGCGGGTAGGGCTCGGCGCGCTTTTTGAGTTCGTGGCTGTCGGTTTTCTCTACCTCTTCTTCCCAGGTCTCGCCCAGGGTTTCGTTCACAAAGCCTTCGAGCGCGGCCTTGTCGCCGCCTTTGGCTTCGCGCGCGGCGTGCAAAAACTCGCGCACGATCACCGCCCAGGTGGTCTGCGGGCTGTAGGCGGTCCAGATGAAAAACGCGGCGTGGCGCGGTGGCTGGTTGAGCTTGCAGCCGGTGCCGTCGGTCCAGAAGTAGGTGCCGTCGGCCAGGGCGACCAGGCGGTAGTCGCCGCAGTCGCTCACCCACTGGCCACCTTCCCACGCGCGCAGGTAGTCGGCCTGTGAAATGTGGCCGTGGCAGTGCGGGCACACATGGTGCACGGTGCCCTCGGGGTCGTGCGCGGCCCACTTGAAGCCGTGCTGCGCCTCGGGGCCGCCCCAGGTGAGCGGGTGCTCGGTGGCGCAGTGGGGGCAGTCGATTTGATACCGCATGCGCGCCACGGCGGCGCGGGCGCGGCGCTCGATGTGGTCGTGCCCCTTCACGCGCGGCGTGCTGCCCAGGCGAATGAGTTGGTAGGTGGCGCCCTCCAGGCGCTTCCACATGAGGGTGAAGGGGTCGGCGCTTTTCTCGATTTTTGCGTCAAACGCGCTGAATTCGTCGGCCCAGGCCACTTGCAAGGTCATGCGCCGGTAGTTGCCCGCGCTGGTGCCGCCTTTCAGGTAGAGCAGCGAGCCCAGGAACTTTTTCATGTTCAGGGTGTTGGCCTTGCTCTTGCGCATCATGGCGGGGAACACCTGCTGCATCTTGCGCACGTCGCGCAGCATGGGCTCTACCTCGCTTTTGCAAAACTCGTCGCTGTCGGCGTCGGTGGGCTGCCACACGCATTGGTTGCGCCGCTTGTGCTGCGCAAAGTAGGCCATGCCGGCGAGCAGCATCTTGGTCCACCCCACGCGGGCCGACTTTTGGTTGTCGACCTCTTGAATGTGGTCGTCGCCAATGGCGCACAGCATGCCGCGCTGGTAGGGGTAGGCGCTCCAGCGCTTTTCGCCTTGCGAGCTTTCGGCCGACAGGTAGAAATGCCGCTCGGCCCACTGGTACAGCGTGAGCGGCTCGGGTGTTTTCAGCGACTCCAGCCCGCGCACCGCCGCCTGGCGAATGGCCGCGCGCAGCTCGGGCGTGAGCTCGCCCCACATCTGGGCCAGCAGCTCGGGCGGGAGGTCGCGGGCGCTCATGGGTTAGGGCGCCTCGGCGGTGAAGAGGTCGACGGTGTGCGCGTCGCGCTCGCTTGCGGGCTTGAGG